ATAGAGTAAAAGTCTCTAGCAGTGTAGTCAACTGATACTGGTATTGTAGAAATTTGTGTAGTCACAATATCTCCTCATATGGTGGGTTAGATCCTGCTAATGAAAGTACTCCAAGATTAGTTGTTACTACTGTGCTATTAGGCAACTGATACGTGATGTTGGCAGTTATTGTATTGGTGTAGGTATCAATTGTTACAGTAGAATCTGTCAATACCAGAGTTGGTAATTGAGAATTAAATGCTTTTTGAATTTCAACTTTAATTTCTGTAGACGCGTCATCTTCAGACTCAAAAAGAGCGTAAGGAATTAACGTCCCAAAGGTAGGTCTCATTACCCGTTCTCTTACTGCTGTTCCTATGACCGACTTAACTCGGTCTGCCCACATTACTTTTTGGTCTTGAGTAAAGGAGACTCGTCCTGAGTAATCAATATGGAAAGGAAGAGTTACAGCAACTTCGTTAGCCATCAAACACCTACCCATCTTCTTGGAACAATATTAAAGCCCGTGTTTGTTTGGTCTATAAGGGCTGTAGCAGTACTCAGTGTATAGGAATTAGATGGGTTGGTTCCTGCTGTAGGGTAATTAAGGTTAATTGTTGGAACAGTTCCTGCAGAGGATGGCCTTGTAGCACTTGGCTTGTTTGTTCCCACGCCGTCTGTAGCACAAGAAAAGTCCACCGTGTATTTTCCATCAATAGTCATTTCATGTTTTGCGGAAGTAACAATCCAGAACCCGTCTGAATTACCCCCTGTATTTCTTACTTCAATAGTTCCCCATGGAGAAATTCTTGGATCTCCTTGTCCAGTACCTTTACCTGGGATTGATAGACGAGATAGTTGCGCTTTTGCATCAGCCAAGGCTTTTGTCATAGCGTCACTATTTGCAACAACTCCAGACTCAATCTTTGAAAACAAAGGCGCTTTTGTATTAGCGCGAATTGCAGAACCAACTGTGTGCGGAGAAGATTTAGTTTTGTAAACTTTTCCTGTGACAGGATCAACTCCTGCTACTATTTTATTTGTTCTGTTATTTGAATGCTTTTCAACGTAATCACCCAACTTAGATTCAAAAGAATCTAAAGTTTGAACATCAAATATGGATGTTGCGTTGGTAAAAGGGTCTAGAAAAGACATGACTGGAATAGTTGTCATGAATTGGTCAATCATTGTATCTATAGGATGAAAGTGAAGTTCTGTTCCCAATACTTGTACTCCATAGCCAATTTTATTTGCTAGTTCCACAAGTTTTTCCCAATACGTATGTCCAGCCATAGATATCTGACTAAGTTTTACTGTGCTTGGAGTAACTAGCGGCTTTAAATAAAACTTTTTAGCAATTTCTGTAGCAACTTGAGATGCCGTAGTGTTCACCCAAATTTTAGATGTCTCTTCTTTTAGAGGATAAGAACCACCTACACAAATAATTTCTACGTATCTATTAAGAACTTGTGTTGTTGGGTATTGGACATGGGAAACATAACCAATAAAAGTTTTGTTAACTTTGTCGTTTCTCCAAGATATTTGAACTGGTGTTCCTGTCTTAAAAGAGTTAACAACTAAGGTACTAAAATACTGAAACCTTAACACAACAACATCATGGCTGTTTATGTGTTGAGTAAGAGTAACTTTTCTTGGTTGCGTGTTGAAACTTGGATAATCAGGAAACACAACCTCATAAGTATTAGAAAATTTTCCTTGACGTTCAGGATCAAGCATTTGGTAACCTCAGTAATGTTCCAGCAGATATTTGAGTAGGGTTTATTACCTCTGGATTAAGGTCCATAATTTTCCACCAAAATTGTGGATTACCTAAAAATTTATTAGCAATAAGATCTAAACGATCTCCATCTTTCCACTCATAAGTGTAAAATTTGGTTGCATAGGTAGGCCAATTACGCAAGATCATAATGTGGTATGCCTGACGGTGAGCATCCCATGCTTTTGGGATTACCCCTTCAGGGGTTGTAATAGGGTTTGCGTATCTACTATCTACATACATTATCTTCCACCTGCCGCTGCTGTTGATGCTGCGCTGTATAACACTTGATTGTCATAGTAACGAGTACAGGTTATATTTACAGTTGTAAATATAGGTACCATTCGTTCATTAAAAATAGCATGGTTAATATCTAAAGATGAAACTCTTACTAAATAGCGTAAGTTTGCTCCCAAATGCAACTCGACAGGAATAGGCATCAACCAACCTTTATCTGCTGTTACTATGTTTCCAACACTTGATTTGTATTGAGAGTTATACCCACCAGTTGCTCTAAACAAATATTCAAGATCATACATAGTTCCACGATCGTAAATTAAACCGCGTTCTGAAGAATTCACTGTATAAGGATATGGAGAAGTATTTCTAGTTAAGAATTCTCCAGTGCTATCTTTTATGTACATCATATCTTCAATGCGGTTAAGAATTAAAGAAAAAGTAACTGTACTTGCAAGTAACCCATTACCAATTGCGGTTGCTATATCTTGACCTGACTGTTCAAATTGAGGAGAAAAACTTTCTACAATACCCCAAGACATTCCAACAGATGTTGGGTTGTATAAGAATTTAAAACCATAAGGAGTTGTGTCAGTAGCAAGACCTGATGCTGCAGTTTTTTTAGTTAACACGCTGGCATCTGCTGCTAAACTTTGGCTCATTTGAATAGCGCCTTTTGCACCTTTAAACTTTCCATCTTTGTCTGGTTGCCATGCTGATTGAGCATGATCCCATGCTCCTGGATCGGTAATTAACATGTCATTTTTAGCAGACAGTACTTGAGGACCAAACTTCAAATAAGAAGAAGAGGTCATTGGAGCGTTATATGTGTAAGGTTTTGGGTCTCCAATAACTGATGGGGGATTACCTCCAGGAGGGTTTCCAGCACCAGAAGAACCAACTGCTGGAGCAGGTTTTCCTGCAGCGTTGGCTTTAACCGCAGCCGCTAGTGCTGCTTTATCTTGGTTTAAAGTGTTTTGAGCAGTAACTACGTCTTTATCTGCTGCCAACAAATCATTACCAGTCTGTTTAACTTCGGCAACAACTGCTTGCCATTTTGTGTACGCATCTTGAATTTGTTTTTGAACAGACGAACTAAGAGTTAAAATATCTACATGTCCTTTAGGGTGATTTACAGGCTCGTAAACATCGTACTCATACAACAGTGCTAAATAAAGATTGTATGTAGTTTGCAAATATTTATTTTGATTATAAAGTTTGTCTTTTAAAGTAGCAACTTTTTTTACAGCAGCATCATATGTTACTTTTTGAGTAATTTGCGCTTGATAATCTGCATTGATAATGTCTTGATTAGCAGCAAGTTGAGCAGATGATAGTGGGATCTTTTTATTTGTAGCCATTACCTAGTTCCCATCATAGAGATGCTGTTGTTTTCTTCAAGAATACTTTGTACTTTCTTTGCAAACTTTACTGCTTCATCTTGCGATGCTTGAGCGATGTTCACTGTGATTTGAACATTAGTAGACCCACCTTGTCCAGAAGACGGCATAGAGGCACCAAATCCAGATGTACCACCACCATAACCAGGAATATGTGTTCCCCATGGAGAGTGGTTTACAGCCCGCAATACTCCTGCAGTGTTATTCCCTGAAGAGAGAGCGCTTAAAATAGACTTGTAACGACCATTATTAATGGTTTCAATAGTGGCTTGCATTCCTTGATTAAAATCTGCGTAAGATTTTACGCCAACACTGTTGATGTCTACAGCACCTGATGCTGGTTGTGTTGTGTTAAGTGGGTTATAGTGAGCAGAGTTATGCCACTGCCCTCCTTCAAACGCCATCCAAGTTGTTACAGCAGCAAGGTTTTGTTTTGTAACAGGTTTTCCTAAGTTTGTTAGGAATTGTTTTGCCCAATCTTGTTGACTTCCTGTTCCAAGAATTGTTCCAGGAGCAGTTACTGTGCTTCCAGATACAGTCTGTTTTGTTCCACCTGTACCAGTCAAGAATGACGCTGGGTCTACTGGATTGTTATGTCCTTTGCGAACTTCAAAGTGTAAGTGTGGACCAGTAACATTTCCTGATTGACCAGATTTACCAATTTCTTGACCAGCAACAACTGTTTGACCTAGTTTTACTGACTTACTTTGTAAGTGACCATACAAAGTTTGATAGCCATTTCCATGGTCAATCTGTACATAGACACCAAAATCTGCTCCAGGAGAATCGTCAAAGACAACACCATCAGCCACAGCCTTTACAGATGTTCCTACAGGAACAGCGTAGTCATCACCTGTGTGATAGTTCTTTGCTCCATTCCACATGCCAGGATCTTTAGCACCATACATGGTTGTTGGTGCTGTTCCAGGAATAGGGGAACTTAAAGTTTGTTTATTGCTTTGTCCTGAGTTGGGGTGAAGAGCACTGGTGTTTGCAGGGGTTGCAGAGTATGCACCACCTTTTGCACCAAACGATGCGCCAAAACCTCCGTATGAACTTCCACCACTAAATAGTCCAGCAATACCGCCAATAATTCCACCAGCAACAATGCTAAGACCAAGAGTTTCTGGAGCAAATATTGAACCAATTCCCGCACCAGTTGCAGCACCAGCACCAGCAGCCGCCAAACCAGACGCAGCACGTGTTACACCGCTATTAACGTGCAGTGCTTTACCAAGTTGTTTTCCTGCAGCGCCAACCCCTAATCCAACTGCAGCAGGAGCAACTACCCTAGTTGCAGCACCTTTAATCAAAGAAAGAGCGCCACGTCCAGCACTTAGTAACTTAGTTCCTCCTTTACCAAGAGGCATACCAATTGCTTCAGCAGCAGCAAGGGCCGCCATACCTTCTGCAATGTTCTTTACTCCCATGGTAAACCCGCCAATAAGAGAGGTAAGAGCACCACCTAAACCAGTTTGTCCAAGACCTTGCATGTAGGCTTTTGCTTGAATAACCGATTGTCCAAATTGTGCCATCTCCTTATTTACTGCAGTAATAGTAGTTGCAGCAGCCTGGTATCCCTTGATCATAGAGTCTTGAGATGCTTGCATCAAATTAGTTTGAGATGTAATGATCTGTTGTCCTGCTGCATTTGGGTTTCCTGCACCAGACATTTTTGAAAGATCTGCGTTTTTGTTTTGAGCCAACGCTAAGAACTGAGCACGAAGAAGTTGTTGTTGATCAGCAGAGAATCCTAAAGCGCTAAGGTCTGCACCAGCAAGTCCGTACTGTAAGGATTGTTGAACTCCTTTGACGTTACCTTGACCACGTCCTTGAAAAATACGATTAAAGAGTTGTTTAGCAATATCAGATTCAGATAATGGATTTCCACTTTTATCAAACTGAGAAATACCATATTGGTAAAGGTTTGCACCCATTGCTCCAGTCTGGAAACCACCAATTGCTTGAGCGGCCGCTGCATTACCAAGATTAAATTGACGGTACGCTCCACCAACTTCACGCATAGTTTGTAGGTATGGGCTACTTCCTGGAGCATAACCATACTGTTGGGTAAGAATTGCAGCGGCTGCCGCATCTTCTCCTATCCCTGATACGCCTCTTCCAAAACCGTTTCCTAAAGCACCCAAAGTAGAAGTTTGAATTTGCTTATAGCCAAGACCAGTTGTGGAGTATTGAGATACTGCGTAATAGTTTGATGCACGAGAAATTGTTGCGCCTAAATCAGGACCAAGCGCATAACCTGCACCAACAACTCCTGCTCCCGCTTGGGCCACTCCACCAGCAATGCTGAACTTTGCCAAAGTAGGAGACATCCATGGCATGTTTACATTGCTTGCCTTTTGAGCCTGTGCAGCAGATTGTGGTTGAGAAGCAGGAACTCTACTTTCTGCAGAAGCACCACCAGCCTGTGTAAAGTTGGCACCGTCTGTACCTAGGGCAACTTTGCTACCCTTGGTTAGATTTCTTTGACCATTTTTTGTAATGGTTTTGCGCATAGAGTCTGCTGCTGTTTGAGCAGGAGCAGAAATATGCTTGATCGTGTCATTGATCTCGTTGAGAGTTTTGAGCGTGTCTTTTAGGGCGTCGTTAAGTGACTTGACGCTTGTCACCATACTAGCCATCTGGACTCCTTATCGCT